TTAATGATGTTGTTGAATATTGAAAATGCAATCATAAGTAATGAAAAGTCTAAGGCGATTCATTAATGACAACGATTACAGAAACAATAATTAACAGTGGTACAATACAATATAAGATTCCCTATTACCCCAGAGAAAAGCAAATAGAACTTCATTTCAATATGAAGAAATATCGCTGGTCAGTATTAGTCTGCCATAGAAGGTTTGGCAAAACAGTATGTATGATTAATCATCTACTAATGTCAGCACTACGTTCTACTAACAAAGCACCCAGATACGCCTACATAGCACCCACCTTTAAACAAGCTAAATCTATTGCTTGGGATTATATGAAACAATACACATCATTAATACCTAGTGTTAAATTTAATGAAACAGAATTACGTTGCGACTTACCAAATGGAGCTAGAATAACATTGTTAGGTTCAGAGAACTCAGATGGATTACGAGGTATCTATTTAGATGGTTGCGTTATTGATGAGTATGCAAACGTACAAGGTAAGTTGTTTACAGAAATTATAAGACCAGCATTATCAGATAGAAAAGGATGGTGCGTATTTATTGGTACACCACAAGGTACTAATAATAACTTCTATGAATTGTTTCAACATGCACAAGGGGATAAGCAATGGTTTCATTATAAAGCTAAAGCATCTCAAACAAATATAGTTGATCAATCAGAATTAGAAGCCGCAAAGAAAGTAATGGGTGAAAAGAAATACCTACAAGAATTTGAATGCGATTGGATTGCAAATATAGAAGGTGCTGTTTATGGAGATACCATAACTAAGATAGAAGATGCTAAGCAGCTAACAAGAGTTCCTTATGATCCATCACTACCTGTATCTACTTCATGGGATCTAGGTGTGTCAGATCATTCAGCAGTTATATTCTTTCAACAAATGGGAAGAGCAATTAATATAATAGATTACTACGAAGAACGTGGTCAAGGGTTACCGCACTATGTTCAAATGCTACAAACTAAAGATTACGTTTATAAAGATCATTTCGCACCACACGATATTGAAGTTACAGATTTTGGTAATGGCAAAACAAGACGTGAGGTTGCTTATCAATTAGGTGTAAATTTTAAAGTAGTTCCTAAGATTCCATTTGAAGATGGCATCCATGCAACTACAATGTTACTACCTAGATGTTGGATTGATACAGACCATTGCAAAAAACTTATAGATGCGTTAAGACACTACCATAGGAAGTTTATAGATAAGAACAGAATGTTTAGATCTAAGCCTGTACATGATTGGAGTTCACACGCTTGTGATGCTATGCGTTACCTTGCAGTTGGAATCCAAGAAATAAATACTAGACAATCTGCTCCGCAAAGTATAGCAGATAGTGATTATAGGATTATATAAATTATGGGATTCTTATCGCCAAAAATGCCAGCGTTGCCACCAGTGCAACCTTTACCTGAACCGCCAAAAGCAGAACTGTCGGAAGCAGAGAAGGCAAAAGTAAAAGAAGAACAAGATGCAATTATTAGAAGACGTAAAGGTAGAGCAAGTACAATATTAACATCTCCATTGATTGACGAAGCAACAACAGAGAAGAAAACTTTATTAGGATAATATGGGTGGACCAATTCCAAATCCTTTTCAATCTAAACCATCAGCTCCTGCACCAGCTCCTGCTCCAGTAGCTGCAACAACCTATGCACCAACAACTGCAGAAGTATCTCAAGCAGGTGCAACAGAAATGGATAACAAAGGAATTAAAAGAAGAAGACGTGGTAGATCTATGACTATCCTAACAGGATCTGCAGGCGTTCAAGAAGGTGCAACTTTAGGCACACCAACATTACTAGGGTAACATGGGTGAAACAGATTTAGTAAAAGATCTCTTAAAGAGATTTCATAAATTAGTTACAAAAAGACAAACTTGGGAAACGCATTGGCAAGAAGTGTCAGACTACATGCTACCAAGAAAAGCAGACGTAACTAAAAAAAGATCACCAGGCGATAAACGATCTGAGTTAATATTTGATTCATCTCCATTACATGCTGTAGAATTATTATCAGCATCTCTACATGGTATGCTAACGAACCCTGCAACACCTTGGTTCTCATTAAAATTTAAACAATCAGATTTAATAGATGAAGATGCGGCTAACGAATGGTTAGAAGATGCTACAGATAAAATGTATGAAGCATTTAACAGATCAAATTTTCAACAAGAAATATTTGAATTGTATCATGATCTAATTACTTTTGGTACAGCAGCAATGTACATTGAAGAAGATGAAGAAGACATTGTTAGATTTTCAACAAGACACATTGGTGAAGTTTACATATCAGAAAATAATAAAGGTAAAGTTGATACAGTCTATAGAAAATTTAAATTAACAGCACGTGCTTGTGTACAGCAATTTGGCGAAAAGAGTTTATCTAAAACTACAAGAGTTCTTGCAACACAAGATCCTTATGAAGAAATTACAATCTTACATGTTGTTTATCCAAGAGATAATTATGATCCTAGAAAAAAAGATAACAAGAATATGCCATTTGCATCTTGCTATATTGAATTAGATAACAAACATGAAATATCACAATCAGGATTTAATGAGTTCCCTTATGTAGTGCCACGTTATTTAAAAGCATCATTTGAAATTTATGGAAGATCTCCTGCAATGACTGCTTTACCAGATGTTAAGATGTTAAATGAAATGTCTAAGACAACTATTAAAGCTGCACAGAAACAAGTTGATCCACCTTTATTAGTTCCTGATGATGGATTTATATTACCAATAAGAACAGTACCAGGTGGTTTAAATTTTTACAGAGCTGGCACAAGAGATAGAATTGAACCATTAAACATTGGTGCAAATAATCCATTAGGTTTAAATATGGAAGAGCAAAGAAGAGGTGCTATTAGAGATGCGTTTTATGTAAATCAATTAATGATGCAGTCTGGTCCACAAATGACAGCAACAGAAGTTGTACAACGTAACGAAGAGAAGATGAGATTACTTGGTCCAGTATTAGGTAGATTACAATCAGAATTACTTAGACCATTAATTGATAGAACATTTGCAATATTACTTAGAAAGAAATTATTTAGACCAGCACCAGATTTTTTATCTGGTCAAGATATACAAATTGAATATGTATCACCTTTAGCTAAAGCACAAAGATCTTCTGAACTACAATCTATTATGAGAGCAATAGAAATATTTGGATCACTTGCACAAGTATCTCCAGTGTTTGATCATATTAATATTGATAACTTAGTAATGCACTTAGCTGACATCGTTGGTGTTCCTGCTAAAGTATTAAACTCTAAAGCAGAAGTAAATGCCATTAGACAAAAGAAACAACAAGAGATGATGCAACAACAACAAATGCAACAGATGCAACAAATTGCACAAGCAGGAGGAGCTGTAGCACCATTAGCAAAAGCATTACCTGAGGAGGCAAGAGCTTTAGTAAACCCAGAAGAATAAAAAAAAACGAAAGGAAAATAAATGGAAGATCAAGTAAATAAATTAAAAGAATATTATAAAATGGTTTTTGAATCTGATGATGGCAAAATTGTCATGACAGATTTAGAAAAGAGATGCCACTATAATGTTACCACTAACGTAAGAGGTGATAGCCATGAAAGTGCATATATGGAGGGACAACGCAGCGTTCTTCTATTTATTAAAAACATGCTGCTAAATGATAAACTAAAAGGAAAATAAAATGTCAGAAATACAGACAACTGAGGGAACTCAGCCTGTTGCTACTGCACAACCAACTACAACAGCAACAGCACAACCAATACTAAGCTCAACACAACAACCTCAAGAACCTACATCTGGTAAGACTTGGAAAGAAGCGATCTCTGAAGAATATAGATCTAATCCAAATATAGAAAAATTTACTGAATTAGATGCGTTAGCTAAAAGCTACATCAATGCAGTATCTATGATTGGTACAGATAAGATTCCTCTACCAGGAAAAACTGCAACAGATGAACAGTGGAATGAAGTATATAATAAATTAGGCAGACCAGAATCTGCTGATAAATATACTTTAGAATTTAAAACTGATGTTGCTCCTGTTGATGAAAATGTCATCAAAGGATTTGCACAGAATGCTCACAAGCTAGGTTTAAATAATAAACAAGCTCAAGGTATTCTAGAGTTTTATAAATCAACACTAGAAGGATCTGCAAAAGAAATGTCAGTTAATATGGAAGCTGCACAAGCATCCGCTGCTAATTCTTTAAGATCAGAGTGGGGTAAATCTTATGATGAGAATTTAAGAAGAGCTTCTAATGTTGCACAAACATATTTAGAACCAGAACTTCTAGATACGCAATTAAGAGATGGTAGTAGATTAGGAGATAATCCTAAAATTATTAAAGCATTCTCTAACATTGCTAATCTCTTATCTGAAGATCAAATTGTTGGATCAGAATCTGATAATATACTTCAAGGTAGAGATGTAGAAAAAGAAATAGAAGAACTAACAACTGATAGGCAAGGTGCTTATTGGAACAAAATGCACCCTAATCACAACAAAGTAGTTAATCAGGTGCTAGCATTAAGAGAAATGCTTACGCAATAATCTTATTGCAATCAATTCAAAATTGATGTATTGCGATTTCTAGGGAGATTTTTAATTAAATCTTCTTAGAAATTGTAAGACAATTCTATTAGAACCTTACTTGCCTGTTGGAAAGACAACCGACTAACAGTCGTTAAATGCAAGATAGCCTACCTCGGTGGTGGGGAACTTTCTGAAATAAACTTAAACTTAACTTAACAAAAGGAAATGACAATATGTCAAATCAAATAACAACTGCTTTTGTACAGCAGTACAGTTCAAACGTACAAATGCTATCTCAACAAATGGGATCGTATTTAAGAGGAGCTGTGGATGTTGAGTCAGTAGTAGGAAAGAATGCGTTCTTTGATCAAGTTGGTAAAACAACTGCTGTTCTTAGAACATCTAGACACTCTGATACTCCACAGGTAGATACACCGCACTCAAGAAGAAGAGTTTCTCTTGCTGATTATGAGTGGGCTGATCTAATAGACAATGCAGACAAAGTTAGATTATTAATTGATCCAACTTCTTCTTATGCAAAAGCTGCGGCTTCTGCAATGGGAAGAGCTATGGATGATGTGATAATCGCTGCTTTAGGTGGTACTAGCTTTACAGGTGAAACAGGATCTACTTCTGTTGTATTACCTGCAGCTCAGAAACCTTTTAGTTCATCACAAACTGATGGATTAACTATTGCAAAACTTTTATCTGCAAAAAAAATACTTGACTTAGCTGACGTTGATCCAAGCATACAAAGATATTTAGTATGTGGACCAACTCAAATAGGTGATTTATTAGGAACAACAGCAGTTACATCTGCTGACTTCAATACAGTTAAAGCACTAGCACAGGGTCAAGTTGATTCTTTCCTAGGTTTTAAATTTATTGTGTCTAACAGATTAGTATTTGATGCAACAAACACAGACGACAGACTATGTTACGCATTCACAGCTGACGCTATTAAATTAGCAGTTGGTCAAGATGTTCTAGCAAGAATTGACGAGAGAGCTGACAAATCGTACAGCACTCAAGTTTATTACGCTATGAGCATTGGTGCAACTAGAATGGAAGAAGAAAAAGTTGTTCAAATAGCTTGCGACGAATAATAACTAACTAAAAAGGAAAAAATATAATGGCTACATTATACTCAAACCAGAAAACAAAATGGTCGCAAAACGTACCTTCTGAAAAGATTGATACGAATGAACAAGCGGGAAAAATGAGAATTGCATTTGCTGATATTACATTAGCATCTGCAGCTATCGCTGACGTTGTTCAAATGGTTAATTTACCCAATGGTGCAAGAATCATTGATGGTTATTTAACTAACGCTGCTCTAGGTGCATCTACAACTTTATCAGTTGGAAATGCTGCCTATAAAAATGCTGCAGGTACTACAGTTGCTTTATCAGCAGCTGCTTACTTAGCTGCAACATCTACATCATCTGCTGCTAGAACAGATGCCTTTGCAACTATTGCATTAGGTGCAGGTTCAGTGGTTGATGCTAATGAAGATGGCTTACCTATAACTATAACTTTAGCAGGTGGTGCTGCTTCAGGAGTAGTTCAGGTTGCTATCCGATACGTAGTAGATTAATACTATTTTAAATAGTGGGGAGTAAAATCCCCACTGTTTATTATGAAGAAGACTGACAACGTAAAAACAATTTTACATTTACAAAATAAAGATTATATCTATCGCTATGTTCTAGTTGATAGATTTAAATATACATCAACTACACATTATGGTTTTGATAAAAATCTAGAATTAACAGAAGCAGAAATCTTTGCCAAAGTTAAACCTAGACAATTAAGACGCAAATATATTATAAAGAAAGATTAGTATGGCTTCAGTTGTTCAAATATGTAATGGTGCTTTAAATCAATTAGGTGCATCAACAATACTAACTCTAGCAGAAGACTCTAAGAACGCTAGGCTTTGCAATGCTAGATATGAAAACGTAAGAGATTCAGTATTTAGACATCACCCTTGGAACTGTTTACTAACAAGAATACAAATAGCTGCAGACACTGCTACACCTGCTTGGGGTTTTACATCACAGTTTACACTACCTGCAGATTGTTTAAGATTAATTAGACTTTTTGATTATGAATCAGATCACGTTGTAGAAGGTAGAAAAATATTAAGTAATAGTTCTACAATGAAAATATTATATATATCTAGAGTTACAGATCCTAATGAGTATGATGAATCTCTTAGAGAAGTATTAAGTTCAGCATTAGCTGCTGACATTGCTTATGCAGTTACATCTTCTAATCCTGTTGCTCAACAAATGTATCAGCTTTACCAAGAAAAATTAAAAGACGCTAGATTCATAGATTCAACAGAAGGATATAACACAGACCAAGAATTAGGTATGGCATCTGTAGTAGATTCAAATACGTTTATTAACTCTAGGTTTTAAAAACCATGGCTAGAGTTGCTGTTCAATTAACAAACTTTACAGGCGGAGAATTATCACCACGTTTAGATGGTAGAAATGATTTAGCTAAATACGCATCTGGTTGCAAAACTTTACAGAACATGATTGTTTATCCTCATGGTTCTGCAGCTAGAAGACCAGGTACAAACTTTGTAGCAGAAGTTAAAACATCATCAGCATTTACAAGATTAATTCCTTTTGAATTTTCAACAACACAAACTTACATATTAGAATTTGGTAATAATTATATTCGTTATTACAAAGATGATGGTGCAGTATTAGAAGCAAACAAAACTATAACAGGAATTACACAAGCTAACCCTGGTGTTGTTACATCAGCAGCTCATGGTTTCTCTAATGGAGATACTGTTGTTATATCTGGTGTTGTAGGAATGACACAAGTTAATGGTAAAAGATTTGTAGTTGCTAGTGTTACAGCTAATACATTTGCTTTACAAGATATAGATGCGGTTAATGTTAATACAACTTCTTACACAGCATATTCATCAGGTGGTATTGCAAATAGAGTTTATACATTAACAACAACTTATTTAACTGCAGATCTACCACAATTAAAATTCGCACAATCAGCAGACGTTATGTACATTTGTCATCCTGATTATTCTGTTAAAAAATTATCTAGAACTGGTCATACCTCTTGGACTATTACAGAAGTAGATTTTACTGATGGACCATACTTAGATGACAATACAACAACTACAACATTTACTATGTCAGCATTTACAGTTGGAGCTGGTAGAACTTTAACTGCATCTGCAATAACAGGAATTAATGACAACACAGGTTTTCAAACTATTGATATTGGTAGATTACTAAGATTTAAAACTGGTTACGCAGAAATAACAGCTCGTACTAGCACAACAGTTGTAACTGTAGAAGTTTTACAAGACATGACTTCTGTTACAGCATCTACTGACTGGGCTATGGGAGCTTGGTCAGAATATACAGGTTATCCTTCTTGCGTATCTTTCTATGAACAAAGATTAGTATTTGCAGGAACAGAAGTTCAACCACAAACATTATTCTTTTCTAAATCAGGTGATTATGAAAGCATGGATGAGAATAGAGGTGGTACAATAGTAGATGATGATGCAATCATTTATACAATCGCATCTAACCAAGTTAATGCAATTAGATTCTTATCTGCAACACGAACATTAATTGTTGGTACAGTAGGTGGAGAATTTTCAGTATCAGGAGGTGGTACAGATGATCCTGTAACTCCAACAAACATATTAATTAAAAAACAATCTAACAATGGTTGTGCAAACATAGATGCTATTCCTGTTGGAAACGTAACTCTATTCTTACAACGTGCTAAAAGAAAAATTAGAGAACTAGCTTATAACTTTGACGTTGATGGTTATGTAGCACCTGACATGACTATTCTTGCAGAACATATTACAGAAACTGGTATTAATGAAATGTCATACCAACAAGAACCTAATCAACTTATTTGGTGTGTAAGACAAGATGGTAGATTAGTTTGTTTAACTTATCAAAGAGAACAACAAGTTGTTGCTTGGCACAAACATATATTTGGTGGTGCATTTGGTACAGGTATTGCTGTATGCGAATCTATTGCTACTATTCCAACAAATGACAAAGAGTATCAAACATGGGTTGTTGTTAAACGTACAATCAATGGTGTAACAAGACGTTATGTAGAATACCTAAATGAATTTGATTTTGATGAAACAGATAATACAGAATTTAATTTCTTAGATTCACAATTACAATATGCTGGTGCAACTACAACTCTTAACACTACAGTTAATACTTCTGTAACTTCTGTTATATTAACATCTGCTACTTCTTTCACAACTACTGGTACAGTTAAAATAGATAACGAATTAATTACTTACACAGGCATATCTACAAATACATTAACAGGTTGTACAAGAGGAACTAATAGCACTACAGCAGCATCACACACAGCTGGTGCAACTGTATCTCAAGTTGTTAATTCAGTAACAGGATTAGAACATCTTGAGGCACAATCTGTATCTGTACTTGCAAATGGTGCAACACATCCTGAAAGAACTGTAGCATCAGGTGCTATATCTTTAGCAAGATTTGTTAATAAAGTTAAAGTTGGTTTAGCTTACACATCATTATTACAAACTATGAGAATAGATGCTGGATCACAGAATGGTACATCACAAGCTAAAACAAAAAGAATATATAATATTACAGTAAGACTTTATGAGTCTATTGGTGTAGAGGTTGGACCAAACTTAGATAATATGGAATCAATTCCATTTAGATCCTCTGCTAATCCTATGGATCAATCTATTCCAGTATTTACAGGGGATAAGGAAGTTGAGTTTAGAGGTAACTACGAAACAGATGGTCATATCTTTGTTCGTCAAACGCAACCTTTACCTTTGACTGTTTTATCGCTATACCCAGAATTGGTTACAAATGATGGTTAATAAATTAATTATAATTCCTTATAAACAAGATCATGGCAAACTGATAATGCAATCACAAATGAACCACATGCTTACACAGAAAGACGCATCATTTATTATTAGTGATAACAATAAAGAATGTATGGATCTAGAACAAGAGCATCTAGCATTTACAGGATTAATTAATGATAAGGTTATTGCAGCAGCTGGTATGAAAAGAATATGGGGTAATGTTGCTGAAGGTTGGTTTATTGGTAAACAAGAAGTTTGGAACTATCCAATAACGATTGCAAAAGCTGTAAAGCAAAATATAGATTATCTTGCAACATCTAATAATATTAAAAGATTACAAACTGCAGTACGAACTGACTTTGGCATTGGTATAAGATTTGCTAAGTGGTTAGGATTTACTAATGAAGGATTAATGAAAAGCTACGGATTTGATGGTACTGATCATTATAGAATGGCAAGGATTTACTAATGGCAGCAGCTTTACCTTTTTTACCATACGTATCAGCAGCAATGACTGTTGTTCAGGCGAAACAACAAAATGCTATTGGTAAATTTAATCAATCAGTTCAAAATCGTAATGCAGAAATTGCAGATCAAGAAGCTGGTGCAATAGATAAACAAACAGAATACAAACTTGGTCAGTTTAATAAAGACTATGCAAGATTTGTTGGAAGAACTACAGTATCAACTGCAAAAGCTGGTGTTCAACAAGACTCTGGAACATCACTTAGAATACAAATGGCTAATGCTACTGAAGCAGAATTACAAAAAAATATTATTGAATATGATGGTGGTGTAGCAAAAGCTAGAAAATATGAAGAAGCAAACTTTTATAGAATACAAGGTGATATGGCTAGACAAACTGGAAGAATGACTGCAATGGGAACTCTATTTAAAGGTGCAAGTACATTTTTAGGAACAAGTGCTGGATCAAGTTTATTAACAAGTGCTGGTAATATATTTTCATCTTCACCAACATACTCACCAATTAATACAAGATTAACTGGATCAGAAGGATCATTCTAATGCCAAAGATTCCTACATTTACAGTTCAAGGAACTCCCACTGCTGAAGCTGCTAGCATTAAAACTTCTTTTCAAGTTCCTTTATCTGGAGTTGGATCTCCAGCATCAGCATTAGAACCAGTTATTAAATCTATAAATGATTATTATGTAAAAGAACAAGCTGTTGTTGATAAAACACAAGCATTAGAATTGGAAAATAAAGCATCTATTGAATTAGAAGAAACAAAAGAAAGAATTTCTAAATCAGCAGATCCAATAACAAGTTCAGATATATTTTTACAGTATTCAAAACAAATTAAAGAAAAATATGCAAACGAAGCTCCAAGTGGTTCTGTAAAAAATTTATTTCTTAATAATTATTTAGCTGAAGAAAAAAAACAATTATCATCTGTTATAACAAAAAATAGAGAAAATTTAATTCAAGATAGAGTTAATCAAGCAGATATTAAAGAACAAAGAATTTTAACATCAGGATTATATTCTGACAATCAACTTCAAAAAGAAACTATGTATTCAGATCTTGGTGTTTTGTATCAAGATTTAAGAAAAGATTTTATTATTGATGAAGATACATATCAGAAAAAAGCAAGAGGAATACCAAGTTTAGTTCAAACATTAGAAGTTAAAAGAGATCTAAATACAGATCCTGTTGGAACTGCTCTTAAACTTAATGATGCTAATAATTACCCAGACATTCTTGGTGAAAAAAGAATAAAATTAATTAATGAAGTTAATTCGGATGCTAGACCAGCTGTAACAGATGGAATTAAAAATCACTTTGCTTTACTTGAAGCAGGATTGCCTAGCAAGTTTGATGAAAAATCAATTAAACCAATACTTGGAATACAAGCATACAC